GTACAACCGATGTGTCACCGTTGTCAAGCTAACCAAATTTTGGGAGTACGGCCAACCAGTGGCCCTTCTCATTTTGAGCCTTGCGCGGTTGAAAATCCCGCATGGTCGTCCCGTGGCAACAGTGCGTTCGCGCTGACCCGGGAGAGGAAGGCTGGTCGTCAGGGGTCGATAAACCCCGTCGGAAACCTAGCAGTTCGGTGTGACTGCTCAACCAAAATTCACACCTTCGTGACACCCCACTCTTACCTTTGCTCTCATTCTTCCGGTTGGAAAGAGAGTTTATCACAAAACCGTTTCTCGATTCTGTATGGTCAGGACATAGATCATGTGGATGCCAAAAAGAAGAGAAAGAGCGTAGAAGACCGTTGTGCTAGGTCTTTTCAGCTACGAAGGAAAGCACGAAAGATTGTGAGGCTTCTTGCCGTTGATCAGTCTTTGAAGGCGGTTCGTCCGCTACCTTCGGATTTTGTTTGTGGGTCGCTCCGCACCAAGATTCGCTCTATATATTCTGAGCTTACCCCGGTTCAGGAACTCTCCATTAAGACTGCTCAAAAGGCAGAGGTTCAGCCGTGTCATTATTGCGAAGGCCTGCAAAATGACAAACTTAATGAATGGAAATCAGCTAGGCTTTCACCCGCAGAATCCTCGCAAGAGGATCTATCTGCGTTCGGAAGAGCGTTTGCAGAAAACGTGCCGAAAGGGTGGAACAAAAAGAAAAGACCATATATTCCGAATGGTCATGGGTCGCTCACTGCGGCCCGTAGTGAGGGTGGGAACTGGGTGGATGAGCCGTTTAGCAGTGATGCTAACGTCAAACTTGTCTACAGTTCAGGTAAGCCAAGAATTGTGACTTTGTACTCCAGTCACAACGTTTCCGTGCTTACGCCATTACACCACTCTCTATACGCTTATTTAAGGGAACGGAATTGGCTTCTTGTTGGTAGCCCCACCAGTGAGAGGCTCCGCTATCTACAGTCCGGCTGTAGTGGAACCGAGTGGCTTTCCTTCGATTACATCGGAGCCACTGATAATATAAAGACTGCGTACGTCCAGCGGGCAGTTGAAATTTTAATAGAGAGGGGAGAGGACCTATCTGACGATGAGGTTCGTTGCCTTCGCGTCTTGTCAAGTTTAACGCTTGACCGCGGATCGGCGACTACCGGTCAGCCAATGGGGAGCCCGA